ATTTGCACAGAAAACGCCACGGAATTTTGTGCAAAAAAACTTCCCCACGTCCCCCCTAAAGGGGGACTGGGGAACGAAAACAGCCCTATTGACGGCGCAAAAATCCGCCGCTATCATGCAGGGCAAGCGGACGGCCACAGCGACCGCCGCCCAGCGAACCGCCGACCACGGCGACCAGAAAGGGGAGGTGAACATGACCACGCCGAATACAGGCGAATTGCTTGTACAGCAAGCGCAGGAGGCCGAACGGCTCCGGCTCTTGATACTCGCTGACGAGTGCAAGACCATCGAGGAGTTCCGTGAAAAGCTCCGCGAGCGGCTGAACAAGTAAAACGCCGGGCCACCCCCAGCAAGGCACGGCCCGACGTTCTTTCCCCGGCACGGGCGGCGAGTTCGCCGCCGCCCGGCCACGGCTAAAGCATAGCACACCCGCCCGCAGAATGCAAGCCCAGCAGGGCAGGCCGAAAAAATTTCCCCCTACGGGGGAACACCCCCGCCCCGAAAAAAATTTCAAAAAAACGCTTGACAAAATACACGGTGCCGTGTTACATTCGAGCCACAGCAAACAACACGACACCGTGTACAGGCCGCCAAGGCCGGAAAGGAAAAACGCCATGACTAACAACGAGATCATTTTTGAGAACGTCCGCGCCAGCTTCACCCCCGCCCAGCTCGCCGAGCTGGTGAACGCCACCTACACCGCCGAGCAGATCGCCGCCCGCCGCGCCAACATCACGATCACCGTTGACGAGGGCAGCGCCGCCACCGCCGAGGACATCTTCACCGCCATGCTCGCCGCCGATCAGTTCCACACGTTCGCCGAGTGGAAGCGCATGGGCTACAGCGTGAAAAAGGGCGCAAAGTCCGCCATCACCTGCCAGCTCTGGAAGTACACCGACAAACCCGGCAAGGCCGCCCGCGAGGCCGCCGAGGCCGCCGGGAAAGACGCGCCGGAGACCGACCCGCATTTCTACATGGCAAAGGCCCATTTGTTCCACGCCTTACAGGTGGAGAAGTCCAAGCGTTGACCCAGCGCAAGCGGATACTTTAGCAGGGCTGCACCGCACAAAGCAACCCAGCCCCAGAAGCAAAACCCAAAAACAAGATCAGGAGGAACACAAGATGAAATTCACAGGACGCTACACCGCCGCCACCGCCAAGGCCCTGAAAGGCTCGCCGCGCCTCGTCTGCCAAGTCACCGAGGACGGCACGATCTACGTATGCAACGGCTTTCTTCTCTGCACCATGAACCCGCCGGAGTACGCCGCCACCGTGCAGGGCTTCACCTGCTGCGAGCCGGGCAACTGGACGCTTGACAAGGACGGCAAGCACGATGACGACGCGCACAAGCTCGATCTCGTCAGGCTGTACGCCGACACGCTGAAAGCCAACGCCGACGCGCAGCCCCTCCAGCGCTCCCCGCTGACCGTGCAGACCCCCAAGGCCGCCGCCGTCTGCTACTACAACGCCGCCGCCGATTTCGCCGCGATCTACGACACAAAATTCATCGCCGCGCTGCATCCCGCCGCCCAGCTCCGCACCGCGTCCGCGATCTCCGCCGCCGTCGCCTATTACGACGATGAACCGTTCGCCGTGGTCATGCCCATTAAGGCCGAACCCGAAACCGTCCGCGCCGTCCGTGCCTTTTTCACCGAGGCCGCCGGGAACAACGCCAAAACCGGCGAGGCCGACAAGCTCCGCGCCGAGCTGGCCCAGTCTCAGGAAGAAGCCGCCGCGCTGCGCGGCGATCTGTACCGGGCAGCGAACGAGATCACCGAACTGAAAAACAAGCTGGCCGAGCTGCACGAAACCAAGACGGAGCAGCCCGCCGCCGAGACCGTCGAACCCAAAACCGCCGCCGAGATCATCGCGGCCCGCTGGGCCGAGGTGGACGGTCTGACGGCCACCATCAAGGGCGCAACCACCGCCGCACCGGTGGTTTGGCTGGCCGGAGACACAAAGCCTCACGAAAAAGAGATCGAGGCCGCCGGGGGCAAGTGGAGCGGCAAGAAGAACGCCTATTATTTCCGCGTCGCATAACAAAACCCGCCGCCGAATGACCCCCGCAGCCGGACACCTTGGACGGGCCGCACCGGACAAAGCGACCCGACCCCACGCACAAAACCAAATCACAAAACGGAGGTACACAAAATGGCATGGCTTTACATCCCCGCCGAGACAGGCGAACGCATCGAAACCATCTGCAATCAGCACTACAACGCCGGGCGCGGCGCGTGTGACTGCCCGCTCTGGCCCGCCTGCAGCTACTCGAACGATCTCACGAAGTCCAACGCAGAGAACACCCGCATTTTTGAGCAGGGCATGGCCGCCGCGCTGGCCGCCCTCGACAACGAAATCAGGAGGTAAACAACATGGCATCCATTGAACGCAAGATCAACGGCACCTTTGCCCCCGTCCCCGGCGGCTACGCCCGCCAGATCGACCCGCAGACAACGCTTTTCGTCCCGGACTTCTCCGCCAGCCGCTACGACCCCGAAACCGGCGAGCTGTTCGGCTACGCCCCCGACTATGAAGCGCTGGAAGCCGAAAAGGCCCCCGCCGTGCAGGCCGACAAGCCCGGCGAATACGTCTACTGCTACGAAATGCAGCAGGCCCCCACCGGCTGCGACTTCGCCGCCGATCTTTCCTACTACGGCAAGCATTATTTTCTCCGCCCTCTCCGCGACGGCCTGCCCCAGCTCCACGGGCGCGGCATCACCTACGACCAGCAGCGCAACACCTACACCGTCACCCGCAGGGCCTATGACAAGCTCAAAGAGCAATACCGCATCCGTTACGAAACCTGTCTTGACTGACCACAAAACCGGACACCTTGGAGCCGCCGCACCGGACAAAGCGACGGCACCCCATAAGCGAAACCCCAAAACACAAAACGGAGGTACACAAAATGTACGAACAGACAAGCATGATCGCCCCGCCGCAGGCCGAAGCAAAGCCCGCCGCCCGCTATTACGAGATCAACGAGGACACCGCCCGCAACGCTCACTACTGCGTCCACATGAGCGACTACAGGCCCGGCAGCGCCACCAACGGCTACCGCGCCGCCGTGGACAAGGCCGCCGCGCTGGTGGAGGCACGGAAAGCCAAGGTCAGCCCCTACTACCACGACAAGCTCGACGCGCTGCTTGACCGCTACGCCCGCCGCCTTGCCCAATGGACGAACGACTACAACCGCAATCAGGCCAGCTATCCCAGCCAGTTTATCTCCGGGGCGGGCAACTACAACATGAAAAAGCACAACCGCCAGATGGCGCGGGAGGGCGACCTCTGGAAAGAGTACGACGAGATCAAGGCCATCTTGAACAAGATCGAGGCCGTCGGCACCGGCGCGGTAGACCTCGCCGACCCCCACGCCCGCGAAATGCTCACTGACCAGCTCCAAAAGCTGCAAGCCCAGCTTGACCGCAACAAGGCCATGAATGCCTATTATCGCAAGCACAAATCCTTTGTCGGCTTTCCCGGTCTGACCGCCGAGGCCGCCGCCAAGCTCACCGCCGACTTTGCCGACACCTGCCAGCGCTGCCCGTGGGTAAAGCACCCCATCCCCGACTATGAATTAACCAGCCTGCGCGGCAAGATCAAGCGCACACAAGCCCGCCTCGACGAGCTGGACAAGCGCACGGAGCAGGCCCAGCAGCCCGCCGACAACACAAAGTTCCCCGGCGGCGAGATCGTCCGCAACACCGAGGCCGACCGTCTCCAGATCATCTTTGACGAAAAGCCCGACGACGAGCAGCGCGAGGCGCTGAAACAAAACGGCTTCCGCTGGTCTCCCCGGTATGGCGCATGGCAGCGCCAGCTCACCCGCAACGCTGAGATCGCCGCCCGCCGCGCCCTCGGCCTGACGGAATAACAAAACCGCCCGGCAAGTTGCAAGCAAGTTACCAGCAAGTTAAGCACCCGCCGCCGGAGCATTCCGGCGGCATTCCCCACAAAAATTGCCCCGTAGACTTTTACACGCCTGCGTGTTATAATGCGACAAAACAAAACCGAACAGGGAGGCAGACCATGAACGAAGTCCCCGAAGTGTTCCCTGCGTACCGCCTCGTCGCCGAATTTGCCGACGGCCAGCGCCTCACCTTTGACGGCCTCACCGAGCGGCAGGCACAAGACCGCATGGAGGCGGCGCAGGCCCAACACGGCGATATATGCTGGTATGACGGCGTGACCGATCAGCACTACGAAAACGGAAAATATTACAAGCTCACCCCGCAGCCGCCGGAGATCATCGTGATCGACCTGACAGACTGCCCGGACGAGCCGGAAAAGGAGGATTGACCATGCCCATACCCGAAAGCAAGCGCCGCAACAACGACATTTACAACGCCAAATGCGACCGCATCAGCGCCCGCCCCATTAAGCCCATCGGCAACGCCATCCGCGCCGCTGCCAAGGCCGCCGGGCAGAGCGTACAGGCGTATGTGCTGCAAGCCTGCGAAGAACGCATGACCCGCGAGGGCCGCCCGCTGGAGCTTGACCGCCCCGCCGACGAATAACACAAATCCGACTTGCTATCGTGCAGAACAAAACCCCGGCAGACCGTACCAAAACGGCCCGCCGGGGCATTTTTATCTTCTCTTGCTGCTGTACAGGTATCTGCACCGCCGCCGGAGCGCTTTTCGCCTCGCCCTCCGCACAAAAAGCCGCCTCACGCCCTCCACCAGCTTATCCACAAAATCCACGGTCTTTTCCTCCCATTCGCAAATTGTTTTTCCAGCGCCGCCCCGACGATCACGGAAACCCTTTCGCGCCACGCGCGAAGTCTTGAAAAACTTGTTCCTATAAGGCCGGTTTTCCCGTTCCGCCGCCGTGGTGTTCCGCCACAAGGTCAGTCGGCAAAACAGCCCTTGCTCAGCCCCGCCGGACAGTCCAAAATTTTTTGCCGCTTATTATGTACGCGCGCGCGACGCGCGACGCTCCAGCGCCTCCGCTTCCGGCAGCTCCTCCAGTACCTCGCCCAGCCGCTCCATGGCCCTTGTGTGCCAGTCGCGGGCCGTGCTGTCCGCCGTCCCAAGTCTCGCGCTGATCTTCACCCAACTGTACCCACGCACATAACGCATCACAATGACCTCTTTGTACTTACCGTTCAGCGCGTCCAGACAGGCGCGAATACAGGCTTCATCCCCGGACAAAACCCGCTCCGTCTCCGCGATCTCTGCCAGCCGCTCGCTCACGCCGTTTTCCAGCGCCCGCAGCCCGCTTTCCTCCGTCGGCTTTCCCGGCGACGAACCGCGCGGCATCCCGTCACACGCCAACCCCCGCAGTCCGTAATAATTGCCCTCCAATTCCGCCCGCTCCTGCCGCAGCAGGCGCAGCATCCCCGGAATTGCCTTGTAGTACAGGGCTATGTGCTTCACGCTGCCATACCGCATCCGTCGCCTCCTGTTCTTGGCTCCGCGCCAAATCTCCTTGCCTGTGGTGTCAATCCAACGTTTTCCCGAAGATCGGCTCTTTCGCGTCGCTCTCGTCCACATCCACCGGCTCGCCGAGAATGTCCGTCATGCGCCGGGCCAGCATATTGTAGCCGAACCAGTCCCCGCCCTCGGCCCACTCGTTGAACTGCCGGAATACGTCCTCCGTGGCGCGGACGGTCTCATTCAGCCGCTCCACGCCAAAACCAAGGGCCTGACGCGCCCCCAGCGCATAGCATTTCACCACGATCTCCGCCGCTTCCCGCCGTTCGCCCAGCAAGGCCCAATCCCGTTTGCTTTTCGGCGCTTTTGACGCTGGCAGCACAAAATGCTCTGTCAGCAGCCCCTCCAGCTCCTCGTTCAGCTTCTTTTTCGCCCGCTCCATGCCCACGCCGCGCTTGTTGACGGCGAACCGCTCCAACGCGCCGTTTGCGGCATTGATCACGCGGTCAAGCCGGTCTTTCCCGATGCCGTAGCGGTCATGCAGCGCAACCATGAAGCACAAAGAGATCACATGGCCCGCCGCCTCCCGGTTTTTCTCCACCCGCTCGCTCTCCGGCGTTTTCCCCCGCAGATAGCGCGTCTGCGCCGTCCGGGCCGCGTTGGTGCCAAAATGCGCCGGGATATGCTTATTTCTCCTCATGCTCTGCCTCCAGCTTCCCGCAGAACCGCCCGCACATGGGGCAGAACTCCGCGCACAGCACATTCAGCCCGCCGCCCCGCGCCGTGCTGTCCATCACAAGGCGGGGTCTGCCGTCCTCGCCGTATTCCAGCCAGAAAGCCGTGCCGTCCACGGTCTCCAGCTTTTGGTGTCGCTGGCACAGGCCGCACACGGGCATTTCCTCCCGTTTCTGCTCCCTGTCCTCGAACCACGCCAGCTTTGCAAGGGCCACCTCGTAGCCCCTGCTGGAATACACGCGCCCGTCGTTGTCGTAGTGCGTCAGCCGTTTTTCCCACATGATGATACCTCCTCCGCCAGCTCCCGCCAGCGTTTGATTTCTTCCTTGTCCTCCGCCGTGATGATCTCCGTGAATTTCCAGCCCGCCGGACGAGCGATCAGCTCCAGAAACACCCGCCGCCGCACAGGATAATCCCGTTGCATCCGCCGGACAAACTTGCTCTTGACCTCCACGATCTCCACCGTGCCGTCGGCATAGGTCAGCCGGAAATCCGCCGTGTACTGAACGCTCCGCAGCTTCACGCCGTTGTATTCTCCCGCCGGGAACAGCAGAAAGCAGGGATGCGCCTCCCACTTCACGATCTCTCCGCTCCCCACCTTTGGCGCAACGGTGCCGATGTAGTATTCATACTCGCCCCGGCTGTCAAATTTCAGCCCGGACATGGCAGCGGCACGGGCCGCCGCCGTCACGGTGTCGCCCCGCTTTTTCCCGCGCCCGGCAAGCTGTGCCTCTGCCTGCGCCCGGTAACGCGGCGGCAGATCGGATAGCTCCAGCCGGTACGCCATTCACAGCCCCTCTTCGTGCTTTTCTCTCTGCGTCGCTATCATGTCCGCGTAATGCAGCTCCAGCACAAGCGGCGTTCTTTCCATGGCGGCATTCAGCGCCCGGCTCCCGCCACGGAAAGCATCGTCATACGCGCCCATGTGCCAGCGGATGGCAAGGGCCTCGTCGTCCGTCAGCTCCATGTGCTTCATCACGAGATAGACAGACTTCTCACCGTGTCCCATGGGTATCTGATCTTTCACGGTATAGTCAGGATATTCCCCGGCATAGTAGTTCGCCTTGCACACGTCATGCAGCAGCGCCACGATGGTCTGTGTCTGCGGCGAATACAGACCGCGCAGATTGAAATTCCCCAGCAGGGCATAATACACATTCAGGCTGTGCTTCACCAGCCCGCCGGGATAGGCCCCGTGAAACCGTGTGCTGGCCGGAGCCGTGAAGAAATCCGTGCTTTTCAGCCACTCCAGCAGCTTGTCCGCGCCCGGCCTCACCACCTGTGACAGAAAAATTTGCTCGAAACGTTCGGCATCGTTCATTTTCGTTTCCTCCTTGGTCGATATATATTTCCTCGCCCGTGCCAGCACTCGGCGCGGCGCAAGATCACAACGGTATGCCGCTGCCCGGCGTTACTCACCTTGGTTTCCACGCGGTTGAGCGTGTAGCCGGGGTATTTCTGCTCCCAGAACGCAGCGTCGTCTATGTACACGGTGCTGGCCTCCTCCAGCTTTTTGCGGCTCCACTTGGTATCGTTGGGCGGCGGTGTCTTGGGCTTTTCCAGTCCACGGCTCTGCCGCCAGCTTCGGGCGCACCGTTTATTCTTGTTGATATATTTTACAAGGCCCTCCACGCTTCCGTGGTCAACGGTGAGATATTCCCCTCGTGTTAGGCCAATGCTGTTTCCGTTCTTATCGCTCCACAGCTCCTCCAGCACGTCACGGGTCAGTCCCTCTGTGTGCTGGATGATCGCGTGGTGATGATGGCGGCCACAGATCGTCCCGTCTGCCATCACCGTTGTGTACTCCGTGGCGGCTACCCACTTTGGGCGCTCCACGCCGTTCTTGTCGCACCAGCGATACACCCGCTTGATGTAATTCGTCCAGTCCATATCCGCCCGCTTGGTGTCTCCCGGCGCTGGCAGATGATCGTCGTCATAGGTTCCCGTCCATGAGAAGTCGCCCTTTCCGAAGTTGGCGTTTACAAGCTGCACATGGTATCTCTTGGAGCGGTTGTCGTTGTAGGTCTGCTGGGCGAGGGTACAGGCTTCTTTCTTCTTTGCTCTCCGGCTCGCCTTGTGCTGCTTTGGTGTCACGGGGTACAGATCAACCTCCATGTACCCCGCCGTGGCGTAGTCCTTGCCGCAGATATGCTTTTGTTCCCGATAATACAGGCTCATGCGGCCACGCCTCCCTCGTTTTTGCGTGTATGCGCCGTCACCGGCTTGCATACGGGCCATTTCAACAGTCGTATGCCGTCAGGCACACCCCTGTTTCATGGCTTGTCCCTTAACTTACTGCTGGTATACCAGCCCATTGCGGCCCCTCGGCCGCAACAGAAATTCTCTCCGGCACCGCCGGAAACAGGTCTCGCTTCAACCGGCAAGGCCGCGCCGCTCTCACGGCGCGACCGCCTCCGGTCGTCAGATTGTCGTTTTCTCCATCAAGATCGGCGCGAGCATCTTTTCTCTCGCCGCCTCGTAGAAACTCTTGTCCACCTCGAACCCGTAGGCGCTGCGCCCCAGCTCGTAGGCTGCGCGTAATGTGGTGCCGCTCCCGGCCACCGGGTCGATCACCACGTCGCCGGGGTCTGTGAACACTTCGATCAGGCGTTTCAACACGCCCACCGGCTTTTGCGTGGGATGTATCTTCGGGTACTCCTTTCGGCTGTCCCGCTCCCAGCGGAACCAGTCAAAAACCATGTGCTTTCCGCCGTCCTCGCCGACGTTGCGGAACTTCGGCAGCTTGTCCCGGTAGAGGACGACCGCAAATTCCGTCGCGCCCACGATCTTCATGTTGGCTTTTAACACCTGCGCGGAATAGTTCTTGCAGAAAAATAGCGGATAGCTTTTTGCAAATCCGTACCGCTTTCCGTACTCGATCACGGTCTGCATCTGCTCAAAGGCACAGAACACGATCATGGCCGGGGCCTGTCCCTTTTCCTTTGGCTCTTTCTTCAACAGCCTGTTGCAGAAGTGCATATACTCTGCGATCTTGAACGTACCGTCCGTGTGGAAAAAGCTCTGCTTTGCCAGCTTGCTTTCCCCGTTCTTGTTGTCGCCGCCCTGATACCACATGGGATTGCTTGCATAGGCATCCGCGCCGATGTTGTATGGGATGTCCGCGATTACAAGCTGGGCTTTCGGCACATTGTACCGCTTGAAATTCTGGAAATTATCGTGGTATAGCTCACATTTCATATCGTTTTCTCCCTGCGCCGCCGCATCCGGTAGCACAGCTTCCCGCACCTGCGGCAGACGATGTAATTTGTGTGATACTTCCCGCCGTGCCGGTCGCTCCGGCGGCGCGTGACCTCTATGTATTCCGTCTTGCACGGGCTGTGCAGTCCCAAGCGGCAAAGCAGCGGCTTCATCGTCCGTCACCTCTGATTTTCCGCTCAAACTGCTCGATTTCTCTCACGAGCAGCAAGCAGAGCCACGCCAGCACAACACCGTCAACCCTGCTTTCATGCACGATGCCCTCAAAGACGCATTCTGCGCCAATCCAGCACAGGTCGAGCATCACATACAGGAACAGAAACAGCAGCCCCTTTGCCGCCGCGTTCAGAATACGCTCTGTTGTTCTCCCGCTCATTCCGTCTCCTCGCTTTCCAGATGCAGCAGTTTTTGGAGCTGCTTCCAGATGCGCAGCGTCCGCTTATCCGTCTTATTGATACACGCCTCGATCAACCGCAGGCGATGCAAGATGTCCTCCGCATCCTGTCGTTTCCCTCTCTCGATCTGCCGTACGAGCTTCGTATAAGCAGCTTTTCGCGCCTCCTCTGTTCTGTACCACACGCCCAGCTCTTTCCCGCCGGACAGGCCCAAGAACAGCCCATATTGCGCATCCCCGCCGCCTCTCCTCGTTTCGATGTACGCAACCTGATCGGGTGGCACAAGATAGTAGCCCTCGAAGTCGATCATTCCGCACCCTCCATCAGAAACACCATCTTTTTCCCCACATACTCGCACCAATGCTTTTCAAGCTGTGCGCCGGGGCTGTCCTCCCAATCCGGCAGGAACACCGCCGCGTCGGCGCTCTCCAGCATGGCAAAGCAGATGCGCATATAGTCCGCCTTTTTCAGCCCCTCCGGCGTGACCGCCGGAGAAATCACCGTCACACCGGCCCGTTCCTCCAGTTTCTTCGCCGCCGCCGCGAATTTCTCCCTGTAGTTCGGGTCTCCCGTGATCTTTCCGGCCAGATACACTTTCATTCCTGCCCACCTCCCAACTTCGCCATCTGCTTCCGCTTCCAGTTTTCTGTGTACTGCTCCATGCTCCCGTTAAAGCCCGTGCAGAGAAGCACATCATGCATCGCCTTTCCTTCGTGGGCGCAGTCTGAGCAGTTTAAGCCGTTGTTGCACGGCGTTTCGCAGAACTGGCACATACAGTTTTCATTGTCGAACGGACACGGATTGACCGCTTCCACGATGATCTCCCGCCCGCAGCCGGGGCAGAAGTGCCAGCCGTTTTCCGTTGGCCCGTCCGCCTCGAAATTCTCGATGTACCCACACGCCCGGCACCGCCAAGCGTCATGCTCCCGGTCTACGCACTCATATACCGCGCTTTTCTCGCTCATTTCGTTTCGTCCTCTTTCTCAAAGAAAAATACAATAGACTTCTCGTTCTCAACGATATTCCCATAGACCACGCCGACCTTGTAGATATAGTCCTCGCGCAGCTTGCGCGGTATCTCCGCAATGTACCGCCGAAAAGTCTCCAACGTGTTCGCCCGCTTATAGTGGTTGCACATACGGCAGGCGGGCATGAGGTTTGATATGTCTTTGGTTCCCGCATCTTCGATACCCCAAGCCCGCAGTGGCAGGAAGTGATCGACCTGCATATCCTTGTAGGCAATCTCGCGCCCGCAGTATGCGCAGCGCCCACCGTATTTCTTCCAGACGATCTCGCGTGTTTTCTTGCTGAACCCCATCACTCCACCTCCGCTATTCTTCCGGCGGCCATTTCTACATACGAGGGATTGATCTCACATCCCACAAAACCGTGCCTCAAACACTTACATATCGGTTTCGGCAGTTCACATTGTTGCAGAAACGCTCGCGCCCGATCTCCCGCAGACGATGCCCGCAATACTGGCAATAGTCGCCCTGCTGTCGCCGTAGTTCTTCCTCTGCGTGTGTCCCGCAGTATCTCATGCGGTTCATCAGACACAACACGGAGCCGGGTTGCACCACCGCCGCGCAAACACTTTTTGCTTTACAGTCGTAGCAATCCATCACTCCGCCTCCTCCGCGCTCCTCGGCCTCCATTCCTCGTCCCGCACCTGAAACGCGTCGCCCAGTTGTACGGTGTCCGGGTAATTGTGCTGTGTGGTTTGGATGGCGTACTTGTCGATCTCGGTTGCATAGTAGGAAGTAACATTCGCGCCCAGCTTGTCCAGCGCAATATGGCCACAACTCATTCCGTCGTACATGGAAAGCACTTCCACCGGCTCCGCCGTCAGCCCGTCAAAATGGCTCATAATGTGGGCAATCACGTCCACGGTCCAGCCGTTGCCCAGCATTTTATACGCCTGGGTGTCGCTGACGGGAAAGGCGTATGTGTCCGGCACGGTCTGGAGGCGTTTACACTCCGTCACGGTCAGCTTGCGGATGATGTAGAGGCCGTCCCGCAGCTTGATGGGATACTCCTTGCCTTTAATGGTGATACGTCCGCCGCGCACCTCGTAAACGGGCATCTGCTTCCCTCCGTTGGTGGGTATTGCATACAGCGGGCCATCCACACCTCCGCCATTCGGCCGGGCCGTCAGCGTAACCGCTTTTCCGTCGCTGTCATAGATACGGTGGGATTGCCCGCCACGGATTACCCCCTCCGCGTTCGGCATATCGCCAACGCGCACGGGCTGGTCAACTGGCACGGCATAAAGCCCAGTTTTCGCCCCCACGCCACCGCCCTGTCCGCACAGGGTCACGCTTTTGCCATCCGGTGAATAAACACGGTATTGCTGGCTGTCAAAAGTCTGGTTCTTTGCGTCGTTCTCGATAGTGCCGATGCGGATAGGCTCTGCAATCAGATTGTCTTTCTCCACGGTGGTCAGCGTGTTTGTTTTCCCGTCCGTTCTTGCTTCAAAGTGCTGTGCCACCTTTCCGCCCTCTCCGATATATCTCCCGCGTTGGGCGACGCAGTAAGCGTCAATCGGCTCTGCAGCTCCATTGCGCTGGTTTCTTGCGATCATGTCCTCCGCCGTGCTTCCTCCGGTCGTAGACAGGAGCGCATATCCCTTTTCACGCCACGCAACGCCCGTCTCCAAAATATCCCGCAGCAGGATGCCTCTGTCCTCCGGCTGCTCCACCTGCACTTGGCTGTATGTACCGTCCGGCTCACGCTTGCCTGCCCAATATAGCCGCTGGCGGTTCTGCGCCGACACCAGCGCGGAGTTGATAAGTACCGGCTCCACGCCCAGCTCCGCCGTGATCTGCGCCCGGATGGCGGGGGACATGGACTTGTTGTTCTCATACAGGAAATAGTCCGGCTGGTACTTGTCCCGCGCGATGCGGTAATTCAGGAACAGCTCCCAGCCGATGCCGCTGGCTTCGGTCTCACGGTTTTTGGTCTGTGCGATACTCCAGTGGGTGCAAGGGCTTCCGCCAATCAAAATTCTCATTCCTCTGCCTCCTCGCGCAGCCAGTCCAGTGCGCACAGTTCACACGCCGTCATTCCGTCGCGTCCTTTTAGGCAGCACGTACTGTCACGATCATTGTTCTTGCAGTAGGCCGCACCGCCGCAGCTCAGCATGAATTTTGCCAGTTCCTCGTCATTCATTTCTCGAACCCTGTCCGCGTTGGTAAAGACCACATCCGGGCAGTTCTGTTTCCGGGCATTTTTACAGGCTTTCCCGCCGTAGTTCAACAAGCAGCCGGCAACCCGGCACCGATCACAGAGTTTCATTCCGCTTCCTCCCCGGCATCGCCACCCCACTCAATCGCCTGTCCGCATTGCCCGCAGAAGCGGCAGCGGTTTCCGTCCTCGTTGTGCAGGTATTCACCGCTCCCGCAGGACGGGCAGGCCAGTACACCCGCGTCCCCGTCAGGGTATGGGCTTTCCGGCACACGCCGCCGCAGCGCCTCCACGCCCATCCGGCAAGCCTCGTTCACCGGTTCAAGGCTCTCATACGCCTCCCGGTGTTCCGGGTCTAAAATCTCAATGGCCCGTTCATTCTCCATCTTCCACACCCTCCATTCCGATCTGCCCCGCGTCCTCCGCGTCGTCCTCGGCCTCCTCGATAACCGCCTCCCGGCGTTTCTTATCCTTGTAGAACTGCTCCATGCAGAGCGCCTGAAATTCCGCAAGGTCGTTGATGTATTCCTCTTTCAGAATGTTCATGGGCATGATGGCTGCCAGTACATCCATGCCGTCATGCACCACAAGATACCGCTGTCCCGTCTGGGTCTGTCGCGCCGTGTAATAGATGTATTCGCTTTTCTTGATCTCCTCCGCCAGCGGCGCAAGATACGCCTCGTTGTAGAAGATCAGCTCGCCATCCACCTTGCAGCGGCAGGCGGAACACCATAGCCCGTTGGGAGCCGCCGCCACTTTCAGTTTTTCCGTGTCCTGCTCGCCCTGCGCATACGGCGCAAGGTTCAGCCCCAGCACATTGTTGATACTCTCCGGCCAGTCCTCGGTCAGATACACCTTTTTCCATGCGTCCGCCGTCATGTCCAGCACCGTTCGTACCTGCTCGCTGCCCTCCATGTCCGGCAGCTCCGTCGCCCTGTAGATCGCCGTGCCGGTAGAAAGCCAGATACCGCTGCCCCCCCACATGGAGTACGGCGCAACGGCCTCCGTTCTTGACCAAGTTTGCAAATTTTGATAGCTTCATTCCCGCCGCCTCCTTTACCCGAACAGATACAGAATGCAGAATTTCAGCAGGGCAGGCCCGGCCAGCACCAGCGCCAGCCCCCAAATCACCGCCAGCGCAAGCAGCAGCATCGCGCCCAAGCCATACAGAATATCTTTCATCGCTTGCCACCTCTCACGCCGATGGTCACATAGGCGGTGCCTTTCCCGTT